TTATTTTGCATTGTAGAGTTCCTCCATTGTGAGGTCAACCTGGCGTGATTCTTTCTGTTCCATTTCATCCATGATGTGCGAGTATGTCTGGAGGGTGGTAACAATATCTTTGTGTCCGAGTCGTCTGGAAACATACTTGATATTCACTCCTTTGAATAACAACATAGAAGCGTGAGTATGTCGCAACCCATGGCATGTAATTTCTTTGATCTTTACTTTTTGGCACAATAACCGAAGAGTTTTATTGACTGCGTTGTTGGTTACCAATTCAAATTTACTGTTGATAAAGACAAGGTTTTTTTCGTTCCGTAGACCCGTTATTAATGCCAATTCGTTTTGTTTTGCTTTTAAATCTTTGAGTACATTTAATGTTTTTTCATCAATCGTAATAGTGCGTAGGGAGGAGTAGTTCTTGGTGTTATCGAAATCGTTTTTATACTTATGATCCCAGGTTTTATTGATCGTGATTGTTTTGTTTTTAAAATCAACGCAATCCCAAGTTAACCCGATGATTTCCGAGAATCGGGCACCAGTGGCCAAAGCAAATAAGATGATATATCGTGAAATATATCTTGGCTGCAGATTCTCAGTCGTCACTTTCAACAGCTTGGCCACTTCATCGTAGTTCAAATATTTAATTTCCTCATCTTTTGGCGCGATTTTACCAACAGCCATCGCATTAAACGTTGGATCTTTATGGATCACTCCATCTGCCAGCGCTTCTTTTAAGCATGCCCTCATATACGTATGATGCTTCTTTACGGAAGCTGTAGAATGCGTTTCACCGTAGTCATTGAGCGCTTTTTGATACATTTCGCGCGTCAGTTCCTTCAGTCTTACACCAGGAAAATATTTTTCTACAAATTCCACGGCGCGTCTAATATCGTTGTCGTTGTCCGTGCTCTTTTTTCCTTTTCTAAAAATCTCGTACCAATTTCGCATGTATTCGGAAAATAGCTGATCCCCGGCATTGATGTCATATCCTTTGTGCAGTTGCTTTTCCAATTCAGCGGCCGCCAGTTCGGCCTCCTTTTTAGTACGGAAACCGCCCTTCGTTTTTGTTTTGTACTTCCCGTTTTCTTTGTATGAAACACGGTAGCGCCAGCCGTTTTTCATTTTTTGAATGCTGGCCATGTTTATCTCTCCCCTTTTGTTCTAAACTTTGAATGACCACTTTTTGCTCATTTTCAAGCTCACCAACTACCTTGTCGCCTTCTAATGTAATCCGAGAAAATACAGGAATACTGACCATTAAATAACCATTCATTTTCTTTCTTTTCTTTTTTCGGTAATCATCCAAATGAATAATCAAATGTATCACCTCCTTTGAATAAGAATATATGTTTGGTTTGATGCTTAAAAATTTTTATACTGCTTTAAATATACAAACTCCTTTGGGATTCCATTTGTTGCGGCAACTTGATAAATAGTCGTATCAGTATTTCGATATGTATCAAGAAAAACATCTGGAAGGAGTAATTCTACAGCAAACGTATTAGCTTCAACTTCAATTTTCTCAAGCGAAAAGAAAGTGTTTTTTCGTAGAAAAGGGGTATTTACTTTTGTGTGAAGAATAGCATGTCCTAATTCATGTCCACACACAAAGCGTTGTTTTGTCTCAGTTAGATTTGAGTTGATAAATATAAATCGATTCCTTCTTTCATATTTGTAAAAACCATATATTTCTTTGTGCAGATCCCATAAAACAACTTCAATGTTCATTCTGGATGCGAGTTCATAGGGGTCATTGGTTTTGTATTTTTTAATTAGGTCTGAAACTGCATCTTTCACTCGCTTCACTATATCCCCTCACTCTTTGGGTTCTTCTTTGTATTTTTTAGGGACAAATTTTTTATTAATCCTTTGAGCTTGCCGAACGGCATATTCCATAGCTTCAAGGAGTGATTCTTTAGCTTCCTCGCTTAATGGCTCTCCATAAAAACTTAATCCGCCATCCGCAGCAAGATCTTGTTTTATTTTTTCCATGCGCCTTGCTATGTCTTTCTTATCTTTTTCAGTAAGGTCTTGATGCCCTGTGCTTTTTTGTGAAAGTGAATTTGTGTTGCCTAATAAATAATCGGTTGACACACCGTATAATTCAGCAAATGTTTTTATCATTTCAGCATCAGGTTTTCTATAGTTACGTTCATATCCAGAAAGGGTTGAGTTTGAAATTTTTAACCTCCTGCAAACATCTGTCTGCGATAAATTCAAACGTTCTCGTGCTTGCCTTAGTCTTTCTCCTAATGAAGACATAAGATTCACCTCCATTTTTTATAACTCAATTTTACACATATTGCGCAAATAAAAAATATTTTTGCGCGAAAAGCTAAAAAAATATTGACTTGCGCAATATGCGCAAATATAATTGGATTAGTAATTGCGCAAAACGCGTAGAGAGGAGGAAAAGATGAAGGGTAACAAAATTGGCCGTATTATCCGATCTATACGGCTTTCAAAAGGAATAACAGCTACGTTTATGGCTAAGAGATTGGGATATAAATCTGTTTCAAGCTATACGCGTTTAGAGAAAGAGGAATCAACAATCAGTGTTGAGCAAGCTAAAATGATAGCTGATTTACTATCCGTTGATTTAAACGACTTTTTTTATGAAGAAAAATTGCGCGTATCGCAAAAAACAGACAGCGCGTAAGGGCGCCTAGATAGTTTCCCCAAAAAGAACAAAAACAAAAAAAGGGAGGGGGACAAAGTGAACAACAAGGTCTGGTGGTCTATGAAAGATCTCAAGGAACGGACCGGTTATAGCGAGGATTGGCTCAAAGAAAATATCCTGCTGCATCCGCGCTATAAGTCGATCCTTGATATCGAAAATGGTGGCTTCGTGTACTACCCAGAGCGAAAAGGGGATCGCTGGTGCTTCATCGCGTCACGCATGGAGGAGTTTCTTGAGAAGTATTTCAAGGAAATCTTTTTGAAAAAGCAGGTTCCGGAAAACGCAAAAATTTCCTAAGTGTTCTAAGGAGGTGACATACAATGGCTGATTTTCCCGGTATCTATGGTAAAGACGAAATTAGTTGGTTAAAAATCCTTCGCTTAGATGAGCAGCAGGAAGATAATCATGAAACAAAAGGCGCCGAATAAGCGCTCCTTTTAGCAAGAAAATGGACAAGCAGGGGAGGAGAAGAGTGGATAGGCAAAAGCTAGGATACCGCAACTTATTGGTTTTAGGGCGCAATATCAAACACGGTGCCCGTTACACTCCAGAAGAAATTATCGCTTTTGTGTCCAAAATCGAAGAACAGCTAATGTGGACACCGACGAAAGACTTCTTTCGCTTGTTTCCGCCTATAAAGCGATATGAAGATGATGGGTCATGGAGCTATCACAGTACATTAGAAATGATTGATAGGGAATTCGGCGAAAGGTTCGGGAAAGGGGACTTTCTGAAACTCCTCATGACGCATTGTTATGAGAACAAGTTTGTTCAGATAGTTGGTATTAAGTTTTTACTGTCTACTTCTGAACTTTATCGTAGACGGACTGGAATGTCGCTTGCGGAACAGGCATTGAAGCACTTCCAACAATAAAAAAGAAAGGAGAAACGCGATGAATTTAACTGTCATTGAACAAAACGGCCAACGTGTTTTGACGACGCAGCAATTAGCGGAAGCTTATGGAACTGATACAGAGCGCATTCGAGTGAACTTTAACCGAAACAAGGATCGATTTGTTGAAGGAAAACACTATTTTGCGCTAACTGGCCAGGAGAAGCACGATTTTATCAACTCGTATCAAATTGATACGACTTGGCTAAAAGCTCCTGTGTTCTACATCTGGACCGAAAAAGGCGCATGGCTGCATGCGAAATCGCTCAATACGGATGAGGCATGGGAAGCATATGAGCGACTCGTTGATGAGTACTACACTGTCAAAGAAGCCGCACTAAACCTTCAAATGTTAAGTCCACAATTACAAGCACTTATCTCGATTGAGCTAAGACAAAAGCAGCTTGAACAGGAATTGAATGAAGCGAAAAAGCAGGTAACAGCTGTTCAACATCGTCTAGACAACATTGACCGCATTGATACCATTGGCGACCTTCGCCAGCGATTAAACCGAATGATTCAACGGTACGCCCGCCAAAATGGCATTCCATTCAACCATGCTTGGAAAGACTTTGTACAAGCCTTTAATACAGCATACAGAACGAATTTAGAGTTGCGCCGACAAAACTACATAAACAAAACAGGCAAAGATGTGAGTCGTCCGCAGTTTCTTGAAGACATGGGATTGTTAGAAGATGCTGTTCGCGTTGCAGACAAAATGCTGAATAGGGGGGCGACAGCATGAACGTCCTTCCACAAGATCGTCAGTTAGCGGAGAAGCTTTGGGAATGTGGCTGCATTTACTTGGATCGTGCCAGAGTTGCATGGGTAAGCGCTCGTTTCGGCGATACGGAGCGATGGATGACAGAATTTCAACGTTGCAAACGCGACTTGGACGAGCTGGTTCGGAAGAAAGAGGAGCATGACCAGCTTATGCAGCTCGTTGAGACGATGAAGGAACGTGGGATTGATATGGCAATCATTTTGAGAAAGGGGAATGGGTGAAAATGATACAGACAAAAGAGTTTTTTGGAAGCAGTTCATCAAGAACTGACGAGCAAATCAACAAATTTCTTGCGGAAAATCTAAATATCAAAGTAATAGATATCAAGTATTCCTATTGCGAAAATACATCTCAAACACAAGGGTACGCATTGGCCTTATTGATTTATGAAGTTGAGGAGGGAGACGAATGAACGTATGCTTCTCAGCCAGCCGTCTGATGAAAGTTTCAGAAGTTCGTAGACTTTGCCAGCAAATGAGAGAGAATCCAGCGTTGTTGTTAGCAACAGAACTAAAGGCGAAAGAAGAGGTGTACAAGCTGTTGCAAAAAGAAAAAACGGCCAGTGCCCCAACACTCGCCGTCTAATCAGAACCCTATTTAGCACACTTTTATTCTACCACAAGCATAATAGACAGGTCTAGCGCCTGTCGTCAGGTACAGGAGCGTTGAAAACTCCCCATCCCCTATAATGGCGTTCTTGTGCCTGACGATGTGCGCTAGCACATCTCCTACAATATCAGTCTATGCGAAGGGAGGGACAAGTATGACAGCATCCGTTGAAAATCCGATGGCTCGTCCTATCAAAGAGGAAAGTTCTCACTGGGGCATCGATGCTTGCGGCGATGAAATTCTTCACGGCGATGTCATTTACGAGTTTCCAGACGGAGAAATCGTTCTTGAGGAAAACATTCGTCAGTACCTTGCCGAAAATCTCGGTGCAATACGAAAAATCGCTGAATAAAAAACACCTCACTTGGCGGAGTGAGGCGTTCAATAAAAAGTTGGGCCCTGCTCAAAACAGTTTACATCTTCATATTACTGAAATCACCTTCAAAAATCAAATGGAGGGGAGAGTCTTGGAAGCTATGATTCTAGCAAACACAAGTGAAATGAGCCATGAGGAGTGGTTACAGGCGCGTAGGAAGGGGATTGGCGGGAGCGACGCCGCGGCGATCGCCGGTCTAAACAAATGGAAATCTCCTGTTGCGGTATACCTTGAAAAGATTGGACAAGCCCCGGAAGAAAGTGTGAACAGCGAAGCTGCGTACTGGGGCACAATGCTTGAGGATGTTGTTGCTCAAGAATTTGCAAAACGTACAGGACTCAAAGTTCGACGCAAAAATGCCATTCTGCAGCATCCAGAATATCCTTTCATGCTCGCGAACATCGATCGCCTCATTGTCGGCGAGAAGGCCGGCCTTGAGTGCAAAACAGCCAGTGAATATCTCAAGGAAGAATGGAAGGATGATGAGGTTCCAGCTCCATATCTCATCCAATGCCAGCACTATATG